ATTGGGCTCGAACAAGAAGCCATTGGAGATCTGTCGAACAGTTCTTCTCATAGAGATCAAGAGACGACGGACGTTCACTCTGTCGAGAGCAGTTGATGCCCGCTGGAGTGTCTTCTGGCCGAATACAACGATCGAGCCTCTGCGAGCAAGTATCGGGTTGATGTTGACAGCGTAGAGAGTATCTGCGTCAGCGTCGGTGAGGTCTGCAGACACAGAACTGACTGAAGCCATTGATCCTCTCACAAATCCGGCCGGTGCAAACCAGGGATAACCTACGCTGTCGTTTAGAGCGAAAGCTCCGAGAACGGCAACTGAGGGAGCGACTCTGCGGATCGCCGACGCGCCGTCGAAGATGTTGACGTCAGGGAAGTACACAGCAGCGAAGGAGCTGTCAATTCCGCGCGATCTAAATGCAGAGACAGAGTTCGTGAGATTGATTATCCCGCTAGATCCTGTAATCTCAGAGTTATTCTCGTCCTTCTGCTCGATGTCCATGATGTACATGGCATCAAATCTGTTCTCAACCGCAGAAATTGTGTAGTTCGTGATCGTCGGAGCCCTGATTCCCGGAACTGCAAGAAGCTGAATATCAGCCTCAGTCTTGTTGCTGATAACATCAACTGCCTTCTTGTATGACGAGACCGTCGGACCTGATGTGCCGCCCTGGGCCGTATCAGCGATCTCTCTAGTTGCAGCAATGTTAGTAAGTCTGTACTTCTGCTGGTCAAAGATGTTGGTTCCGTTGAAGCCACCAACCAGCGGGACATTGAACTTAACGAACTTGATATTATCAAAATCATTCTTCAAGTCGCTGATGGAGAGCGCACGAGTCTTTGCTGTCTCATCTGCACCGATGGATCCGTTTCTGACGTACGAAGCTGAGATCCATTGTAGTGGGTCTGCATATGTGGAAGAGCCAGTTGCAACCTTGATCCTCTCGCAAGCGAACAGATTGTTGTTAAAGACGTCTGTATCGTAGACCGTTCCGCCTGAAGAAGCAGCGCCCGTGTTATCTCTTACGAAGAAGTTCGCATACGTCAGGTTCATGTCTGGGAAGAACTTGAGATGATTCGAAGAGTACGGGCTGAAGACTGCCCTGCTGTTGGGGTTAGCAAGCGTTCCAAAGTAGTCTGTCATGAAGCCCCACGAGATATTAGTGGACGCTACTGTACCAACAACGAGGCTTGGCCTAAAGATGAAAGGAGGCTGAACTGTCTTCTTGAAGATATCTGTCGAACCTGCAGCCAGAAGACTTGTGATCTCTGTTGGCGTCTCAGCGACTGGACTAGATCCAGAAGTAATGAGATGACCGAGACCTCTATATCCGAAAGGAAGCGCATCATCGGGTACGTTTCCAAGAATAAGGTCATCAGATATCTCAACTCTGATCCTAGGTGATCTTACTTCGTAGTCACCAGTACTGTTGATCTTCTGAGCAGCAGCAGCTCTATCAAAATCAAAGTACGTGTGAAGATCACCAATTACTCTACCGATGTATCTTTCTGACGACTGATCGAGAGAAAGACCTTCATAAGCCTCGAGAGGTCGTGCGTTATCTGCATCTGAAAAGTTTCTTACAGCCAGTGAGAATCGACCAAAGAGGTTATTGATGTCCTGGCTTGGAGTGATGTTGTAGATCTGAACTTTAATGGAGCTGTAGGATTGATCTCCATCGTCTAGAGCATGAACCTTGAAGAGGTTGTATCTTGAACCACCAAAGAGCTGAGATGTGATGTATGGTGTACGTGAATTTTCAAACCGCTCCTGGAAGTTCTCATAGTTAGGAGCATTTGCTGCGCTCGAGTTTCTTGCCTGACTTCCAGTAGCGATGTAGACAGCATGCTCCAGCGCGCCGCCCAGAGTTGGGTAAGTGTTGCTTGTAACTCCTGATGAAGTTACAACAGCAAGAGCCTTGGGAATGTCGTAGTAGGTGTAGAGGTAGTGACCCTTCTCGTTCAGAAGAAGTGGATTTGTGTTAAAAGCACCGACAAAGCTCTCTGGCGCGTCGAAAGAAGCTGTGATGATATTATTCTCAGAGCTCTTCAGTCCGTTTAGAAGTACCGTGAAAGTGTTCGCAGCAACGTTGATCGATCCGATCGAAGAACCGCCCGGTGCGGATGCATTGAGGCTTACTGTATTTGTAACGCTCGGGAAAGATCCGCTTACAGTGACCACAACGCCAGAAGCAGCCATGACAACTGCTCTAACAACTGGGACTGCTTTTCCACTAGTCTGAATTCCGGCTGAGCTGAATATTGTAGATCCTGCGCTCTCTGACATGAAGCATCCCAGGAAGTAAGTCCTTCCTGTTGGGCCGCCAGCTGTTGCGTAAGAGTTCGAAGAGAGCATGCCGTTGTCTCCAACAAGCTGATCTCCAACTACGAATCCTGCGTTATTTACCTGACCTGTAGAAGTGTTTCTTGCTTTTCCGTCTCCGACACCAAGAACTCTAACAAAAGTCACAGAAGTTCCCGGGACAGACATGTACTCTCTTGCGGCAATAGCTGAATCTGCACCGTTAGACGAGTCACCGAAGATGGCGCTAAAATCTCTGTAGCTTCCAACAGTCACAGGGACGAACGCGGGACCTTTATTTGCAGTTCCAATGATGCCTGCCGGGATTCCAGCAGGTGAAGTTGCTACTGGAGCTGTATTATCGATCTCTGAATATGAGATTCCCGGGCTTGTTCTAGTTGTGGCCATTTATTGCTCCGATTCTAAATATCATACGAACTGGACGCCCGTGTTGTTGATGATGAAGTCTATGACGATGTACTCAACAGCACGTGTCGGGATGATAATAATCCTAACATTCATAACGTTGTTAAGAACGTCTGTCTGAGTGTTGTTAGATTCGTCGCAGACCACCCTGAACTGCTGGATGCCTTGCTGGGTCTGGACATTTAGCAGGACAGGAGTTGCAGCAGAAACAAAGTTGGCACGGCTTGCAGCGTCGTTTTGTTCAAAGAGGAACCTAGATGCTACGTCTCCGATATCTCTCTTGAGTGCGATAAGCAGGCGACGAACGTTGACTCGATCAAGAGCGCTCTTTGTTGACTGCAGAGTCTTCTGACCGAAGATGACGAATCCTGTTCCTGGGAATCGAACGATCGGGTTGATTCTTGCATCATAAAGATCGTCTCTGTCTGTGCTGTTCAATCTGCAAGTCGTTGATGCAACGTTTGAAAGAGCTGTCCTGTTGAAACCGGCCGGCGCGAACCAGGGATTAGACAGCGCATCGTTCTGCGCAAGAGCACCCAATGCAACAGAAGAAGCGGCGGTTCTAACTCTGGAACCCGTATCAGCGTCTACGACTGATACATCCGGGTAGTAGGCAGCAACGTGGCTATTGTTGATCGTCCTTGATGAGAACCTGCTGATTGTGTTCTGTACGTTCGGAGTTGTGGTACCGTAGATTCTGCTTCCCTGATCGTCGTATGATGGAATGTCCATCAAGTAGATCGCAAGCTGATAGTCAGCTGTTGCAGCCCCAAAGTAGTCAGTAACAGCAGGCTCTTTGATTCCAGGGACGCAGATGATGTTAACGTCAGAATCTGTCTTGTTTGTGATCAGATCGGCAGCGACATTGTAGGAGTTAACATATGCATTGGAAAGACCAGATCCTACCGTGAAGCCTCTTAGTCCGATGTTAAGAGAGGACTTTGCCTTTCCATCTCCTTCACTTGAGCAAGCTCTGTCATTTAGAGCGCCTAGGTCCCTATCGAGAATGTTGGTTCCATCAAAGCCGCCGTAGAAGAAAGTGCTAAACTTGTTGTATCCCGAGAACTTGTTGAAATAGTCTGAAGAAGTTAGTGCTACAAGTGTACCTAGCGTCATTCTTACTGACGTATTGATGGGATCTCTAACAGTTAGCGTTCCGTAAGCAGGGTTTGCATTTCTAAAGTATGCTGCATCGAGCATGTGATCATCAGCGCTACCCGTGATGTCGCTAATAGCTACGTCAGGAGTCCTGCCGTTGAGAGCATTCGGTAGAGCAACTCTTGCAAGAGTGAACTTGTTGTTATTAAAGGTGTCGACCTGAGACCCTGTTACGAGAGTGTCGAGCTTCTGAATTCCCATGAATTTTGCATGGTTTGCTATGGCTTCGTTAGGAGTCGTAATGGCATTTGGAAAATATGCACTACCGAAAAGACTTAGAGCAGGTGACCTCTCGAATTTAACGCCCCAATAAAGCCGAGAATCAACAGCTTCTGTATCAGAAGCATCTCCAACAAAGGCTTGAGATGCGTTGATAGCGTTTCTGGTTACCTTGAATCTGTGCGGGATAGGTGGGACAATTGAGCTAATCAATCCCGAGACTGATCCTACGCCTGTGAGTCTGCGCGCAGCAGCGCTGCCTCCCGTTATAGGCCTCGAAGCATCATCAGCCAAGGCATCGGATGTCTTCACGACTGAAACGCCTCTGAAGCCAAATGGCAACGCTTCTCCAGGCACGATTCTGTTCTCAACAGCGTCGTTCATGACAACTCTAATTCTGCTGGACCTGTTCGGGTATCTTCCTAGATTGTTGATTCTGCGCTCTGTAGGTGAAGCTGAATCGAAGTTGAAGAAGCTTTTAGCGTCTCCAATGAGAGCAGCAATGTAGCTTGGCGATTCTGGATTCAGGTTGCAATTGTCATACTGCTCAAGAATGACAGGTGCAAGATCGCTATCGTAGAAATCTCTAACTTGGACTGAGAACGAACCGAAGGGAGACGTGGGGTCTGTTGACTTCCTTAAGTTGATGATCGAGACCTTGTAGAGGCTTGAGCTCTCCTTTCCATCGTCAATGGTCTCAAAGTTGAAAAGATTGTATTCAGTGGCACCGAAAGGTTGCGAGATAAAGACAGGAGTCCGAGCATTTGAGAATCTCGTGTCATAGCGACCGAAGGCGTCTCTAAAGCTTAGTGACTGATCTCCAGAGGCCTGAGATGTGTTTACAGTTCCCGAGAGGATAGCAATGCTGTTTGCATCAGTAGAGACCGAAGCGACAGTGTCCTCAACTGGGAAGTGAAGATACAGCAGGTGCTCTTCTTCCTCGAATCTCGAAGGAACTGTGTTGAGAATCTTTGCAACATACTTGTCGCTATCAGGATCAAGAGAGGCAGTGAAGATCTTAATTCCAGTAAAGCCTTCATCTGTGTAAAAACCAGGAGAAGAGCTTGAGATCACCAGCTTGAAAAGCTTGTCAGTGCTTGGAGTAGCAGCATCATCTGAAATATTTGTCTCAGAAAAGCTGTCTGAATAGCTCATTACTCTAGCGCATGTACCTGACGCTAGTAGAAGAACAGCTCTTACGACGTTGGCATTTCCTGTTCCGCTAGAAAGCCCAAAGCTGTCATTGTCTGTAAAGTATGGTGTTGCAGCATCTGATGACGCTGCGACGCTGTGCTTGGCAGCGATGAACTGCACTGATCCGATGTGTCGACCATCTGTGTTTGGAGCGCCCGTAATAACAAATCCCGCACCTTTGACAGTTCCCTTTTGATTGGTGACCGCGACGTCCGTAGAAGTTGTGTTTCCTCCCGCACCAAGAACTCTCACGAACCTGAGAGCTGTTCCGCTTCTAAAGAATTGCTGAGCTGCAAGCTCAGAAGTAGTCTTGTCTCCCGATGTAGTTCCAAACTTGCTCCTGAAGGTTGCTTCGCTTCCAACAAGTGTCGGAATGAATGCTTGGCCCTTGTGAGATGTACCTACCAATCCTGCCGGAGTGCCAGATATCGTCTCAGAAACAGCGGACTGGTCGATCTCTCTGTCGAAGAAACCGGGAAACTTAAACGTGATCTCAGCCATGCATTCTCCTGCTTATGTGCTAACACTAAATAGGCCAGGAAATGTCAACTTACAGTTTTCCAATCTTCTTAACTATTCTTCCGACTGAGACCGCTTCACCGCTTCTGGGATTTCTTGAGATCAATCTAACAAGCTGCTGATTTGACTGAGATGAAAAGGGATCCTTAATGTTCTCAACGTACTCGTACTCAGATTCTCCTCTCTTAATCTCAATAGTACCATCAGGTTCTATGTTTTCAACATCAGTTAGAACGAACCTGTCCACGCGATCTTTTGCACCAACAGGAATCTTCTGTGTCGCTATGTTTCCAGCTTCATCAAGATTAAAATCAAGTGTTGTTGAAGATACGAACTTTCTAGTAGGCTCTGGCAGGCTTGAGTGCCTAGGAGCGAGAATGTAAGCAGGAACTTTAACATCGAAGCTATATCTGATCAACCTCTCTTCGTTTGTGAACTCTTCAAAGTTGTCATTTGAATTAATCGGACTTTGTATCATTGCCAAAAACTCAAAGCCTGCAGGTGTCTTCATAAGAAACTCTCTTCCTTGACCCTTAAAGCTCATAAGAAGAATCTCAATCAGCTTATTCATCTGAGATC